TGTTTTTCCATCTGCGTCTTCACCCAACATTTCCCATTCACGATTGATTGAGCTGATTTGCGGTTTCTGTACTCCCATACTCTTAATTATTGGTTCTTTATATTTCATAAACACATCACACATCATTTCATATAAATCATTGTAAAATTTTGAATTGGGCCCAAGAGCTTTTCCAACACGTTCCATAGTACCCATATCCGTCCATCTTCTACCTGACTTATCTGGTTGACTTGAAAGATCATCTGGCATTGCAATAAGAACATCTCCTTCTATTTCTACAATATACCCTCCACCAGTCTTGATACCATCGATAACAATACCCATATTCGCATTATAGAATGCAGAAACTGTTCTTTTTCCTCCTTGCAGTCCTTTTAATTTTTTAAGACCATCTTGATCTGTTGCATGAAATGCTGTCGAACGGATTGCTTCAGGCCAAATTCTTGAAAAAATAGAAGGAGAAATTGGTATCTTAGCATCTGTTAGTTCTTTTCTTGGTAGATCAAATAGCATTGTTGACAAACTTTGTGTCCATGCTGGATTCGTTTTTGCTTCTCTTAAATATCCTCTAAATGTTTTCATGAAAGTACACTCGGATGATCTTTTCTAGTTAACCTAAGTTTTTTATGTAACTTAGTTGTTTTAGTAGCCCAAGAATCATCGCCATGTACACTAGGCGGTGACATTGTTGGTGTTTTTCCTTTTTTGTGCATCTTCATCCAGAGATCATTATATCGTTCTTGATCTCTTTTAGACCAACCTCCTCTGCCGGATGATTTCATACCAAGGTCTTGTAATTCTTGTTCCTCTTCATCTTCTGGATCTTTTTTAGAAAACCAGCCTTCGTGATAACTTTTAAAACTTTTCATTTAATAACCCTCCCTAAATTTTTATAAAGACCTTTTAATTTTCTTATATCGCCCTTTTTAATAGCTCCTATCATTTGAGAAGCAATATCTCGTATTAAGACTACTAAATTGTCATCCGTTCCTTCTTCAACACTATTATATAATTTATCTCTTCCTCCAGCTGCTTTATGTGATGCCTTTGGCCAGATACTCTTTTTTTGTTTTTTTGATGTTCCACACATTTTTTTGTGTCTATTACGCATTACTTTAGATTTTAATTGATCTATTGGAATACTACACATATCACCATCTGCTTCATCAAGAAGAGCCAAATCAAGAGCTAATTTATCTTGACTTGATCTCTCATATAATATTTCATTCGTTTCTTTAAATTTTTTCATTTACTTATCCCAATTTTTTGCTGCATTGAAATTCTGCATTGAAAATTCCATTCTATCAACTAATTTAACTGCTCCACCCTTAAGAGTATCTATAGCAACAAATCCTTCTGGAGCAGTTACTCTAAATCCTGTAGATGTTTTCATCAAAGTTTTTATAGATTTGACTTTCTCTAACTTACGAATAATTATTAATTTTGCGTCAATAAGTAAATTTTGCATCGTAAATATTTTGACAAATTCACTAGCATTTTTCCTAAGAAATCCAACATATTTATCCATCACTACTTTTTTTTCTTTCTTTGTTTTTTCTCTTTTTACTTTATCAATGTCTGCTTTCAACTTATCATATACAAATGTAATCAACCCCGCTGTATGTTTTCTTACATTTGTTATTTTTTGTCCTTGTCTTACCATCTTATTAGTATATGCTTTTACGAATTCCCCTGTTTGAGAGTCATTTGCAATCATTCCTAAAACATGAGAATCTAACTGTTGAAATAACCTTCCCGCATCACTTAATATGTTAGTAACATCTCCCGTTTCTTTTTTTGTCATAGTAGCACTTCCAGATGTATCTTGAAATTTTGCATCTGCTTGCCATATTGAACTAGTTTCTCTAAACGCTCCTGAACTTACACCAAAAGAGGCGGTCATGCCCTCCATCGTATTGCCACTATAAGTAGTGTGCCATACGATTCCCATAGTAGAGGACTTGATTTTGGCCGCCAATTTAGATTTTTTCGGTATAGCATAAACAATTGTATTTGGTTGAAAAGTTATATAAGATTCACCATCAATAGTTTCAGTTTTTAAATCATCGTCCGTGTACATCATATCACCCTGTAAAACACCTTTTATATTTGCCTTGGGTAATTCATTGAGAGCAACTTTAAGTTTTGATGCTAATCCACCAGAATGGTTTGAATTTATATCCTTTTCAGTATAATTTATCTTTGCGTTTTTGGCAAATACTCCCTTTGTTCCTACGAAAAATCGGTCATTCTCTGGATTAATACCAGCAAATACTGCGGGGGCCCCATCCCATTTTACTGTAACATTCACAGAGGATGAAGCATTGCCCGCTAACATATCACGTAAACCTTGAAGGAAATTTAATGCTCCCCTTGTTCCAGCCACTCCACCATTTAATATCTCATCTTCAAGGTGCTCCATGTGAAGATTTTTCTGTTCAGTTAGGAAAGAATTAAATGCAAACACTATTTACTTGCCTTTCCATATTTGGATATAAACTTTTTAGAATCAATAGTAGTTGCTCCCTCAAAAACAAAAGAAAAATTTGAACCTCCTTGATTAGTTCCCATACGATTTAAAGTATATGTTGGTATTCCTTCGGGATCTACACTATACAAAAAAGAACTTTCAAGTGCATAATAATTTCCTCCATCAGTACTATTGGCATGGAATCCACACACAGCACCAACTAAACCCGCAAAAGACGATTCTTTCCCTTCTTCAAATTCTTTTGCTCCTTGTAAATTTTCCCAAGGATTACCCCCTCCACCAATTCCATATACTTTCCATACTGGAAGTGTGGTCTTACCAAATAACATCTCTTTTTGCATTGAAATCATTTCTTTTTTTAATTTGTTCATATCTCCTAAATTAGCAGAAATAACCTCATTGAAAACATAAACACCCGTATAATTTGAAAACAGTTTAAATATATCTCCTACATCCTTTATAACACCGCTATTTAAACTACCTGTTTTTTTGTAAGAAAATACTGGTGAACTAGCATCTTTTGCAAAATTACTTAACCGTTTTTCGATTCCTTTTCTGACTATATTTAATTTTGCAACATCTAATTTTGCCAGTTCTGAATTTAATCCTTCACAAATAAATCCTTGTTCATCAAATTTAAAGGCTTCCTTTAGATTAACCTTCGGTCCTGGCATTCTATCAAATTGTCTTTGAAGATCATTTAAATCACCTTTAACTTTTTTATCAAATGTCTTTGAAAACTTTTTAGTTAGTCCCTTTACCCAACCTTTAAGTTTACCCACAAACCCTTTTATTTTTTTCCAAACACCAGAAAAAAAATCTTTAAATCCCTCATCTAAATATCCTTCATCTAATAAGGTTTTTAACATTACTTCATATTTGGGTAAGTTGTACTTTGACTGTAACATTGCAGTAATCTTACCAAGTTGTGCTGCACCTTTTGCCTTCTTTAATGAAACTTGGAGAAACTTAATGTCTGAATCTACTATAGAACAAGTTGATTTGTTATCATATTCAACTTTTCCCTTTTTCATTGCTAAAAGTAGTTTATCAGAAGACACATTAGATATAATAACATCTGCCGCATTAGCCTTTGATCCTCTAACTTCAATAGTCGGATTATTTTCTTCTGCGGAATAATAACTTTTAATTGCACCATGAGTTATATAAGCCGTTCCAAGTGCTGGTTTTCCTACTGATTTCCAGAATAGTTGCATTCCTGCAGCTAATCCCAAAAGTAAATTCATATCACCTAAACTAATATCATCAAGTTTGGATGTAATTTTTGCTACTCCACCACTATCCCAATCTTGACTACCTCCGAAAGCTGACTTTATTTCCGACTTAATTGAAGATGTAACACTACTAGATGGTGTACCACCTGCTTTACCTATTTTTGCTAATGCAGCATCTGCATCATAATAAAGTCCCAAACATTGAGCAGTTTCTATTGAATCTGCTTTCCATGTTATTCCCGTACCGTCTTTATAACCATTAAAATAGTTTTTGATTGTAGCAGCGGCTCCTCTAAGAACAAATGTTTTACCACCAACTTCTAAATATACTTCTTGATCTCCTCCACCCCCCACCTTTACTTCTATTGCAGTAGAAGTGGGTTTTGCTTTTGTTAAAATGGTTGATCCATCTATTTTAACGCCTAAAAGTTCAGCTACAGTATCAATTTTTTTTGTTTTAACAACTACCTGTTCACCTGCACCATATTTTGGTTCATGTATGCTATATTCTAGCAGATCATCTAAAAAGGATTGAGTTTCAGAAAAATTGATAAATGTTTTCATTTATTCCCTTAGGTTTTAAATAGAATTTACTGATATATTTATAATACTACACACCTTTAAGATGCTTCAGGTTCTGGTGGTTCAATTTTTCCTGCGGCTTCCATAAATACATCTTTGTGAAGTTCATGCCATCCTTCGCAAGTTTCTTCTTCAACCACATCGGCAAATATATTGCCGTACTGGTCTTCCATCACATAAACTGCTTGATTGTCATAATGTATGCTTTTGTCCGTAAGAAATAGGACATGGATCATTAACCCCATTTCAGGGAAAATGTAATACTCATTTGGCAAGAATGCCATGAGGGTAGGAACAGATCGACTCTGTTCTGTTTTTTTTCTTTTTTCTGTTCTTTCTGCTTTATATTTTTCTAGATTTACAATTTTATCATCATTCAAATTTAAACTCCCCGAAATCCTTTTTCGTTTTCTTTGAAGGTGTATCAAATACTGGAACATCTTCTATTTCTTCTTTACCAGTATCAACTAAATCTGACTGTGAAGCATCTCCTAAGTCAATAAGTCTCATTTTTGCTCTGTCAACTCCAACTAAAAATTTCTTATTTGAGGTAATATCACTATATCGATTTTTTAACTGTTTGATTAATATTTGTCCTGCTTCTTCTAAGTTTTCATTACTAATAATAGCAAACATAAAATCGGCAGTTGCGGGAAGTCCAAAACTCTCACTAGTATCTTCAAGACCAACATCTGTATTTTGAAACCCTGCTCTATTCGTTTGTGTAGCGGACATAATAGGAACATCAAATTCTACTGCTAATCCTCGAAGTTCTTCTGCAATCGATTTTATATAACTATACGAATTAACATATTGTCCTGGTCGAATTCTCGCTGAAGAACATATATTAATATAATCAACAAAAATTATATCTGGTTTAAAATTTCTCTTAAGATTTAGTTCATTCAATAATGCCCTAAAATGATTTGTACTCGCCGCAGCTGTAGGATATTCTTTAATAATTAATCGACCTTTAACCGTGCCCTTGAGGTCTTCCATTTTCTTTTCATACATCTTTTTAGGTAAACTGATCAAATCATCTAATCGAATATTTAACAAATTTGCATCTATTCTTTCCGCAATTCGTTCTTCTGACATTTCCAATGTAATATACAAAACATTATTACCCTGTGATAAAGCACTGGAACTAACATGACACATAAACAGAGATTTACCAACACCTGTTCCCGCAAGAGCAATGTTTAATGTTTTAGTAGATAATCCCCCTTGAGTAATTTTATTAAAAAAGTCAAGGTCGAAAGGAATTTTCTTTTCAGTCCTATGATAAAAAAGATAACGATCATCAGAATCCAAAAGGTAATCGTGGCCGACATGAGGATCAAAATTAACAGAAAGTGCATCGGTAAGCAACTCAGGGATCGCACCCTTGTCAGACTGAGATTTTTCGGGTTCATCCAATATTTTAATCGACTTGACAACGGCATTGTATATTGCTTTGTCTTGACAGAATTTTTCTGTTGTTTCCAATAACCATTGAGTATCCGGTTGCTCATTATTTTGCTCCTCTACATAAGTTAATAGGTCAGTTACATCCTCAAACTCTTCATTTTTTAATGATGTACCATCCAATTCAATAACTAATGCTTCTTTAGTAGGTAAATTATTGTATTTATTAATAAAAGAATCTATTTGTCCATACAACAATTTATCTGCATGTTCTACAAAATATTCTTTGCTGAGAAATGGTAAAACTTTTCTCGCATATTCTTCATTATGTAGTAGATTTTTTAGTATTATTGTCTCTATCCGCTGCTGCATGTTTGTCCATTTGTGTTTGTATAATTTCTATCACCCATTCTCCCAATCGTTGCTCAAATGCTTGACCATCTTCATCTGAAATTTCGTGACCCAAATCATGTGGCGCAACTTCAAACTCATATTCATATTGACAAGCTATATCATCTCCCGTTAATTCCTGTTCTACTAATTTAAATGTTGTATATCTGACTACCGCACCATCAAATGGTGAATCATCCTGTACCATTATACACAAAGATTTATCTTCTGGATCATTTGGATTAGAACATTCTTTATATGGTTTATTCATTTTTGAATTCTTCCTCATCGTTTACCATAAAAATTCGTAAATTATCAATTAGGTCTTGATGTTTTTTTTCTAAAGTTTCCACCCTTTTTTCTAAGGCTTCAAACCTTTTAGGGTGCATTAAAAATTTATCCTTATCTTCTTCTGACATATTATCTTCTTTCTGCATCATCTATTTTTGGAAAATGATGAGCAATTTTTTCACTAGTTGCTTTAATGTAGGGATCATCAGACTTGCGCCTGTTCCTGCTGTGTATTTCATCTATATCTTTTATTGCATCATAACCCAACGGGTCAAGAATCATCTTCTGGTTCTCTCTCTGTATGTGTCTCCACACTAGCCTGTTGCCAGCTATTTCTTTCATTTTTACTCAGCTGATCCACCATAGAGAAAAACTTTCTTGGCGTGATCATTTAATTTATCGAGGATTTCTGGTGTAAAATACTTTTCAGGATCACTTAAAATTGCTTTACCAAATACCTTAGAACCATCCGGCATCTCATATCTTGTAGATACTTTAGTGAAGATTCCTGCGTCTTCTGCTAACTCAATGAGCCCGTAATATCTATTTAATCCTTGATCATATCGTAAGAGAACATCAACTTTTTTGTTTTCTTTAGTCAATCTAGATTTGAAATTTTTACAATGTATCACATTTCCTACAACATCTGTTCCTTCCTTCTCTTTTCTCTTGGAAAGAAATATAATAGTTGAAGCAGCATATTGTAAGCCACTACCACCACCCATTACATCAGTTGGAAACATTGTACCCATTTGTTTGTATGTGTGATTAGTTACAAGTAACGGAATTCCTGCTTTTCCCAGCTTGAGGGTTAATACACGGAAAGAACCTTTAACTAATTGAGCCCTTGTCATATCTTTAGTTTCTTTACCTTCAGAAATATCACCAACTTCCTTTGTTGTTGATAACATTCCTAGAGAATCCAAACACATCATAATTGGTCTATCTTCTGTATGATTTTCAACTACTTTAACTGCCTGATGAGTAAATTCTTGAATTGTGGTGACAGGGAGAATTATCATTCGTTTTGAATCGATCCCCCTTTCTTCAATCATGTCTTTAGTGAGAGCAGATTCAGACTCAAAATAAAGAACACCACCGCTAGGATTATCTGTAAGAAACTGTTTGACCATACCCAATGCAAAGAATGTTTTGCCAGTAGCAGTTTCTCCTGCCAATGCTGTAATTTTGTTAGAGGGGATTCCTCCATAAATATCTCCTGAAACTAATGCGTTTAAAATATAACTTCCTGTATCTACATGTCCAGTAACATCACCTGCTTCAACTCCATCCGAAACTTTTGCAGCAAATTCATTACCGGTTACTTTTAATAAATCATCTAAAAAATCGCTCATTATTTTCCTTTATAATCATCTATTATTTCTAAAATATGGTGCCCATCTTCTCTTACATGTTGAGCAAATTCATTAGCTTCACTCCAACTATTAAAAGTCATAATTGATATTGATTCGGGAATAATATCTACTGAATGATTTTTATTTTCAAATGTTGCAGAATTCTGTCTTTCTGCTCGCCGTTGTTTGTATGTCTTTTGTGCATACCGTACTATTATACTTCCTGCCATGTTACCTCCATTATACACTATATAAAGAAATTGTCAAGACTTGAACGCCGTTCAGTATCCCACCCAATTACATCTAATACACCTTTCAATGGCTCCACAAAAGCCTTTTCAAATTGTGTATCATAATCTATATATTTTTCTAACTCAAATTCTCTTGGTAAATTATCTAATATAGAAATTACTTTATCACCCGCCGGATTCGGATCTTTAAGATAGGCAAATTTAACCTTTTCTCCTTCTTTTATAGTGGGATATTTTCTTGTTAATTTCTGAGATTTGAGCATGTGATTATAAATTAAAGAACCCTTTACATGAATTGGGGTTGACTTTTTATAAATCGCAGAAGAATCTTTATACTTTTTTAAGCCATTAACGGATCTTGGAAATGCTATCTTTTCCATATCTAAATTAAAAAACTTTTCTTTAAACGTTTCAATATACGCAATTACCTCATCTTCTGTACCTGAAATAATAATATTAAAAATTTCTCTCAATGAATCTCTACATGCTTGTGGTGTAGAACTTTTAATTGCTTCAATACCCACAATCTTTAATTTGGGTTCTTCATATCGAACACCCTCAGAATCATGAACGTTCAGAATATAATGTTTCTTCGCTGTCCAAATACCTGCATCAGCAATGACTTCACGTTTCATGACCATCTTTTGTTGATAGGCATTTACATACTCGGCTAATTCGTTGTACGCCTTCTCAATGACTACTTCTATTCTTCCACAAACCTTATCTAAAAATTTGATGATTTTATCTGTATCAGTAAGACCAACTTTAGTAACAAGATCATCAAGACAAACATATAAAGAATCAGTATCCATAGCAACAATATAATCCTTATTCACAGCAGATAATGTAGTGTTTAAGTAATTATTCACAGCATTTTCTGCCCATTGAACAGATAATTGACCCGCAACAGAAACTGCTTCAGCATTTCGTTCATCATAATAACGAAACCATTGATTACCCATTGCACCATATGCTGAATTAAGTGCAATCTTTAAGTTTTGTTGAAAATTATAATAATGTGATAATTTATTTGGATCAGCGTTTCTTCCCTTTTTCTGTTCTTCTATCATCAACTTCTTGTATTTGACTCTATCATCATACATACTTTCCATTAATTTAGGAAGAAACCCTTGTTTATCTTTACGATAAACCGATCCATTCGGAGTAACCGTTACATTCTTTTCTTTCCAAAGTGAAGTATTAAACTCTTTATTCAACAATCCTTCTACACCAATATCATCCTGCCATGTACCAAGAATAGTTTCTGGAGAAATGTTATATTGCATAATCAAATGTGGATATAGACTATTCAAGTCAAAACTAACTATCCAATTATGTCTACCTTTTTGTGGTGCCTTTACATAAGCACCTTCATACATATCCCCTTTACGTTCTCTTCTCTTTTGAGGAATTACAGTTTTTTCTTTCAAAAGATGATTGTAAATAATACAATCCCACATTCTTGTCTGTGCAAATACATCTGTGAAGTTACATTTTGAAAGATATGCAAGTGACATAATCAATTCTAAAAGTTTCATCTTCTTTTCAAGACGGTCAACTAACAGTACATCTTGAATATTGTATTCAATGAACTTTTGATAATCTGTCCTATACAATTCATGAAGAGTTGCTACTTCAGAATAATCTAATTTATTTTGTCCTAATTCAACATGAGCGACATGATCTAGCCGATAAGATTCATGATTCTTGAAGGTAAATTTCTTAAAGGCGTCCATGTAATCAAGTTCTGAAACACCATATATTTCATATGTCTGAACTTCCTTACCACCCATACCGAAAATCTTTTGTTCTTTGACAAATCCCCACGGCGAGAGTTTCTTCACCCATGATTCACTTAAAACACTACGAATTCTATTAACCAAATATGGAGTATCAAATGTTTTGGTATTCCAACCAGTAATTACATGAGGACAATTCTGCTGCCAATACATCACAAACTGCTCTAGTAATTGTCGTTCATCACCACACTTATTGTATGTAATATTTTCTTTATCATTCTGAAATTCTGAACACCCCCAAACTTGAATATCATCATCTATCTTAATTGTAATTGCTGTGACTTCTTCATTGGCATATAGAGGATCTGGAAAACCATGTTCTGAAGCAACTTCAATATCAAGAAACATTACCTTGATATGTTCAAAATTGTAATTAATAATTTCAGGATATGTTTCTGCAATATAAGAATAATTGTAGTTAGTATGACCGTAGATTTTCATATTTTCTACGCCTTCATACTTCTTCATTGCCGCACGGGTTTCTTTGATAGTTCCCCATTGAACGGGGCCTACTGGCTTATCTTCAAGAGTTCGCCAATCGGTTTTAGTTGTGGTAGGAATATATAAGGTAGGTTTGAATTCATGCTTTTCATCAAAGGGAAGTCCATCTTCGATTCCCCGCTCAAAAATGTAATTTCCGAGACATACTACATTAGTGTAAAATTTAGACATTTATTTTTTCGACTAAATAACGAAACCATTTTTGTAAGTGGTTTTTCCATTTACTACTAACGCAGTTGTTATTTTCCGTCTGTTTGTTCCGTCTTTTTTGTATGAACAATGTATCCACCCCGAATTTGGTTGACCTTTATGATAAAATTCCAGTATGATTTGATCCCAATCAAGATTTTTGGTAATCCATTTTGCAACTTCTGGATTAGCTGTTCCTAATTGTTCAAAATCAACTGCTTCACCATTACAATGCTGAGAGGTTTTGGACCCGCCGACTTTAGTGTTCAAAGTGGGTGATCTGTACCCGCTATTCACCGTAATGACACCAAAATGTTCTCTTACAGGTTGTAAAATTTCATGTGTTACTACTGTAAGACTGACTAGATGTTCTTTTGATGGTTCGTTTGATATTCCAAACCTTTCGGCAGTAGGACTTTTAGTCAATTCACTAAGCCAAAAATTCTTTGATATTCTCATAATATTTTTTATTTGTTAAGTTGTTTTATTTTAGGCATTGCGCGAGAACCAAACCAAAAACTAATGATAGCTGCAAATAATGCTTCGGTTTGTTCATCCCATATAACATCAAGGGTTGCGTTTAAATCTCCACCCTTGCTAATGGTATCCCATACTAATGTAATTTTAACACCTATAAATGTTAAGAAAAAAACATAAGTTATAAATGGTCTTACAAATGCTCGCAATGAATTTATAAATCCACCCTGTTTACCTAGTGCTATGTCATGTTCAATAAGGGATTTTTGTTCTTCTACGGCGGCTTTTGTTTCCATTAACTTTATGTCTAAGTCAACGCCTTTTTCTTTCGCCGCCAATTGGAGTTTAAACATCTCCACTTTGGATTTTTGATCTTCTTTTTCTTTGAACGCGTCTATTATGCTAGGTACTGCTGATCCAGCGAACCCTAATAGACTTCCCAAAATTGTAAGCATTATATCCTTTTATAATTATTCACTGCAACATTGTTCTTCTGTGCATTCACATGGATCACAAGTACAATTTTCATTTTTACAATGTTCGTTATTACACATTTTTTTCTCCTAATGTGAGTTTTTGTTTCTGTAATATATAGTGAACTAAAAAGCCCATCAGTAAAAAAATACTGATGGGCGCATCGAATTAGTTAATCGACTTGATTTTCTTATTTCCAATAGGAATTAAACGTGCTCGTTTTTCCTCTGGAATTACTTTCTCAAGTTCAACTGTTAACATTCCGTTGGTTAGGTCACAACCCTTTACAACAATGTCATCTGAAAGGGTGAAAGACCTTTCAAATGTTCTCTTAGCAATCCCACGATGAACATAATTAGCTTCATCATCTGTTGATTGCTTAGACCGAATTTCAAGAACGGTTTCTTTTAATTCGACTTCAAGGTCTTCTTCTGAAAGACCAGCAACGGCCATTTCAATGAAGTACTTGGTGTCTCCGTCTTTTCGAATGTTGTAGGGAGGATACCCTTGACTGTTTGAAACATGTTGCGTGGAATCTCCAAGCAAACGGTCAAACATTGAATCGAACCCTATAGAAAATCCTAGAGCTCTTTCTATATCCCCAAAATTTGTGGGCATATGTGATGCGCGAAATTGTACCATAATTCCTCCTTATAAAGCGAGGTTTATAAAATATCAGTTCTCATTCGCGGAGCAACTGATTATGAATGAGACCACCACAATGATGCATCTCAATCGCGCCAACCCTCTCCTTTTAGAAGATGTTGACAACGATGCCTTAAAACTATCCAAATTAATTCAGTAAACGAATCTGCTGTATAAGTGCCAGATTCTTTTACTACCAACTTAAATTTTGTTTTCATTTCGTTTTCTTCAATTTCCCAATTTTGTTTCATAATAATAAAAGAAAGGGGCGAGGACACCAAAGGTTAACCAACACCCCCTTCAATTTTATTTTCATAATATATAATTCACTAACTATATTATATCATAGTTTTTGAATTTGTCAAGACTCTTTTCAGTTTCTTTTATAGATGCCCCAAAGAACCCAGACGGCAATTAGACCCATGAGTCCTTCACCACCTAAGGTCTTAACAAGACCTAAAATAGACCCAACAATATCAAGTCCAATAAAAGGTACCGATGCTGAACCGGGCCATAGAATTTGTAAAACCACACCAAGTGCAATTAACGCAATTCCGGCTTCAGTAAGACTTCGCATCCAACCTACTGCTTTTTCTAACATATCTTCTCCGTTAAAATGAAGTTAAAACCAGATATGCATACACCACGTATTACACACCTGTTGAACCAAAACCACCTTCTCTATCTGTTTTTTGAGTAGGGGCTTCATCAGTCTCATCCAATGTATATTTTTCACATCGAACTAGTTCTCCTTGACATATTCTATCTCCATTAAAAATCTTCACAGGTACGTTACTAAGACTAGTAACCAGTGCAAAAATGGGATCGACATAATCGCTGTCAATAACACCTTCACAATTTGCGAGATAAACTCCCTGTTTAAATGCCAGACCGGACCTCGAATGTAATCGAATAGAAAATCCGACTGGAATATCTGCGATAAGTCCAGTAGGAATCAACATTCTTTCCATATTATTAAGTTGAACAAACGTTCTATTACTATTTATATCAAATGATACCCTTCTTGGTAGTTTTTTATTTTGTACGGCTCCATAATATTCTATATTCATATCAG